TTCATCAGCTAACTTAGCTAATGTAAGNNTGTTGGNAGTCAATGAAATTGCACTTGACGTTGCTGCAGTTCCTGAACCTGTTTCGCCTGTTTTTGCCGTACCAACTGCTGCTGCTATTATCACATCGTCAATCTTTCTACCGAGTGAACGAGCTGCTGCGATTGTGTAGGCACTTCTTGGGTCAGAGATGTAACGTAACTCATCGCCTCTGTCCAGAAGTCTGTTGTCGTGGTAGTCAACCATAATACCCATTCTACGAGCCAAGTTAGGGTCGTTGTTAGGGGTCTGTACATTCCTACCACCTTTGGTCTCCATTTCCCATTGACCTATCTGGTCTTGGAAAAAGGTCTTTCCTCGAACATTAGGCTTGATGTACACAGTGTTCAGAAGTTTAGCATACTTCTGCTGTGCCAACTGCATAATGTTCTTCGAGTACGCTTGTGCATAAAGGGTGTTTTGTGTGTCAGGCATTTTCTCCTCCTAAAGTTGTGCTACCTTGTTCCGATTACCCTTGCGGGTCTTTCCTCGGTAACTATTGTTTGGGGGGCTTTTGCCTTATCCCGTTTACCATACAAGCGTAAGGGGGAACTCCTTGTCCTTATGCTCGTTTTGCTAAAACTGCATACAAGCTATTCACATATTTAACAGCCTCTTCGTGTTCTTTAGGCGTTGCCTTATCATTTAAGTAAGGATGTGAAGGGTCGCTTGTAATCTTATCTATCTCAGCTTGAGCCTCAGCGGGGGACTTTGCGAATCTATTAGCCTTGAACTCGCCAATTTGATTCTCCGCAAATTGTTTACCTACATCGGCTAAAAACTTAACTCCTCTTGGGTCTTTTGCAAGAGTGGCTGTCAGAAAGTCGTTTGTTTCTTTATCTCCCGAGAACTTGTTGATTACTGACTGCCCCAGCTCTACATTACCTTTGTAAGCATCTCCCCATTCTGATTTTAGTTTGTTTGCTACCTCATTTACTTGATTTTGGTATTGTTCGGTAGCTTGTGCTAAGGCGTTTTTGTTTGCCTCTACCATTGTTTCCCAAGCCTTTGTCGCCTGTCTTGGGGTCATACCAATTTTATGGACTGCTTCCTGAAAGAACTGTTTGTCCGGTACTGCACTCTCAAAACCCGAGTCAACCTGCGGGTCAGGGAGTTCATATCCTTCGGGGCTTTCCGGTACACCCATTGCTTTGTTGAATCTCTGCCAGCCTTCCTTGTCGTCTTCGCCCTTAGGCAATGGTACTTTCTCGTGTCCTAAGAGTTTTTCTAAGTTGGCGTGTGATTCTGCCGCTTTCTTCAATCCTTCCTCGCTGTCCTCAAACTTCTGAAATAATGGTGCTTCTCCTAAATCCGCACCTAGTCTCTCCTTCCATCTAAACCCCACCTCACCAGGCTTATTCTGCTGGGTATCCTGTGTATCCTGTGTATCCTCAACCTGCGTATTCTGCTGGTCTTGATTTTCGTCTTGACGGTCAAGATTTTCAGCCATTCTATTCCTCCTGTGCTTTCGCCAGAGCAACTACCTGCTCGGGTTCTAATGTCATCAATGATTTTATCGTGCCTATAACCTGCCTCTTCCCATCGTTAATCAGGATAATATCTCTATTGGTAGGATTGAATATACTACCGTTGTATCCTGTTGACACCTCTAAAAACTTCATCACCTCCTTTCCTTGCGGGCTGTCAAATATCCTTAGGTTAGATTGCAAGGCTCTTACATATTCAATATCGGTTAGGTTCATTCAAATCCTCCTACTCGAATCTTCTTTTTGAAGACGCACTTGCAATAGCATCCTCTGCTTGTGCTAAATCCTTCCCGGCCTTTGCTCCTGCTTGTGCCATCTCTAACTCTTGAGCTTGGGCTTGCATTTGGGCCCGTTGTTCTCTTATCTCAGCCACCTCTCTGTCATCTCTTAAAACCTTAACAGGTGCTCCCAATATATCCCAAGTCTTCTTTATTGCATTATCTGAGTTAATCCTGTCTATAACCTCCGGTGCGAACTGTGCCATTTGTCCGGCAATGGTCATTCCTGAAGTTAAAGCATTAAGTTCGCTTCTTTTCTGTGCTTGGGCTAATTGAGATACATAGTCTATCTCGTACCTACCGTCTTCAATCAGAGCCTCCGGCGGTTCGGGTAACCTTCCTTGTCTTGCTAATATCCCTATTGTTCTTATGATGATAGGGTTTAACACTTCTCCTGTGTACCTTCCCACCGCAGGGCCGAGCATTGTCATTTTCTCGTTGATTCTTTCCTGTACCTCCGGATTCTGCATTTGTTTGGTTATGTGTTCAAAGGCTAAGAATACATCGTGGTACATAAGAGAGCGTACCTTGCCTGTGTAGTATTCAACCGCAGCCAGTCCTGCATTGGGGTCTCCATCCGCACCGAAAGATACAATGTCTTTTTGCCCATCCATTGCTGTCTTACGATAGTAGTTGATAGCTCTTGGGTTGGCGTTTAAGGGCATAATAAAAGCATTATGAGGAAGTGCCACCGGAGGGTCGGTGCGTTTCATCATTGCCCTTAGGTTGGTCTTTGCTATCTGGTTCAGCATCCTTGTAAAGGACAAGGCTTTCATTGCAGGGCTAAACCCCCAAGGAATAAATGGCCGCTTGTCAAATCTGTGAGTCATCACCGGAAACTCGTTATATCCACCCTCCTCTACTACCCTCTCCGAATCACACTCCATCCAAAGAGCTTCAATCGGTAGATGTTCTTTAGATTTCTTCTTTACATCTCTTATCGTTCTTACCCCGATATACAATAGAAACTTGTGCTTTTTCTGTCTTTCGTTCTTATTTAGTTCCTCTTGGAGAGGCTGTGATAGCTTCTCTTTACCCCAACGAAGAGCCGCTTGGTAGGCTGTGTATTCAAACTCTATGTAATACTCGGCAACCTTTCCCCTTGCATCTTCTACCATTACGCATTGTTTTATGGGTATGTTTCTAAACCTTATTCCGTCTTCTAAGTCCTCTTCTTCCAGCAGAATTGATGTGCCATAAACCCCTGAGCTTTTATATGCAGGGTACATCTGGTCATAGAAGTTCGACTTGTTCAATGTATGGTAAACTGCTTCCTCAACCTCTTCCAGGTAGTCCGATACTGCCTTATCATCAAAGAGAGTATGATTAGCGGGTGCTAACTTGAACCATTTGCTCGTAGGGGGTGTTAGGTAGTTCATAAACCCCGATGCTAATACATCTGCCGTTTCAAGAGAGGTAGAGTCATAGAGCTTGGTTGTGTTTAGCTCTGTACCCGCAAGATATGTTGTGTTTATATCCGGGCTTTCGATATAAAAATAGTTATGCAAGTCCTGCCAGTATGAGTCAAAGTTGCTTCTTTGCCCCAGCAGCTCTTTGTACTTCTCTATTCTCTCTTTGGTTGTCATAATATCTCCTTGATCCATTGCGTTTCTACTTCCTTAAAGCCTGTCTTTTTATAAAACTCGCCTAATCTCTTATCGCCTGCGGGTGAGGGGAACATTATCTTGTCTATCTTGTCCTTCTTTAATCTGTCTATAAGAGCGTAAAACAACCTTAGCCCGCTTGTTGTTGAATACCACACTACCTCGTGGAAGACTTTCTTACTGTAATCAAAGAACTCATTGTATATCTGCCCGCCTACAAAGCCTGTTATCTTTCCGTTCTCCTCCTCTACCAGCCCATATAATGTCTTTATATAGTGCTTTACAGTTTCTCTTGCGTCTTGTTCGTTCCAACTGAATAAACCACTGAACTTACTATTGAATAATCTCCTTCCTAAGTCTAATATCTGCTCAAAGTCTGTTTCTTTTTGTTTTCTTATCATCAATGACCTAACAATGTTTTGTGAGCTACATCTGCCTGCCGCTCTAATAATCCTCCGTATTTTGTGGGTGTTTTCTTTCTCTTTGGGTCTACCACATCCGGCACAGTATCAACAGGTGCTGGTTTCGATGCTGTTTGTAGGCGGGTAGATATACGTCGTGANTNCTTCCGTCTAAAGCCCATAATATCCTCCTATTGACC